GTACCATTAACAAAAGTTAGTTTTCCACCATCAGCACCTGCAGAAGCTGTTGAACCAAGATTTAATACTCCTCTGTTAGCATTACCAATAATACTTACATAGGTTCTATTAGCATTTCCATCACTTCTAACATCTCCTGAAGTCGTTCCAATACCAACATTACCAGAAGCATCAATAACCACTGTGGAACTTCCATTGTTAGTGAAAAGCTGTAAAAATCCTGATGATGAAGAATTTCCTACATAAGCATTTTCTCCAGCCATTTCTAAATGTAAATCTGCATTAGAATTTTTTACATTCAGTACAGGATTTGAAGCAAAAACTGTTAGATTTCTATTTGGACTTGTAGTACCAATACCAACTTTTCCATCAGAAGCAATTCTCATTCTTTCTGAAGTACCACTTCCAAATGCTAATGGTGATGCTTGATCTTGACCATCAATACTAAATAAGGTTGAAACTCTTGCAGAAGCACTATTACCATAAATACTATTTATAGTAATACCGCCAGCTTGAGTGCTATCTGCTGCTGCAATACGCATTACGTTTTCATTGCCATTACTAGAGAGACTGCCGTTAACATCTAATTTAAAAGCTGGACTTGTAGTACCAATACCAACTCGTTCAGAACTATCGATCGTGATAGCCGTTGCATCAGCATTATCGTCTATACCTTGAGAAGTAAAAGCACCGCCAACTGTTAAATCAGATGGTGTAGTCAAAGCACCACTTAACTTAGCAGAAGTTACTGTGCTGTCAGCAAGGGTAGTTGCTAAAGCAACATTACCTGTGCCATCGAAAGAAACTGCACTAGCAGTAACATTACCAGTTAGAGAAAAGTTTCTACCTGTAGCTAAAGCAGTTGCGGTTGCAGCATTACCAGAAGTATTTTGTGTGCCAGCAGTATTTACACCAGGTAAATTGATATTAGCTGTACCATCAAAAGATACGCCACCAATAGTTCTAGCAGTAGCCAATGCTGTAGCGGTAGCTGCGTTGCCTGTAGTGCTTTGATTTAAAGTACCAACAGTCGCAGTTAAAGTACCACTAGCTAAATTTGTTAAAGTAACATTTCCAGAAAGATCACCGCCTAATGTTATGACTGGTGACTTATTTATCGTGACCGCAGATGCTATATCTCCACCATCAATATTTAGTGAAACTGCTGTTCCTGTTGCACTAAATATTGCATCAATCGTATCTAAATCAGTATTTAAAGAAATACCCCAAGTATCTTCGGCTGCGCCTGGTTCAGGCTTTATAAGTGATAAGTTTGTTGTTGTTGTATCTGCCATATTACGCTACTTCTTGTTCGTCTAAATCTGTCCAAGTAGTTGTCGGATTTGTTTGGTTTGTCCAAGTATCACTTGCCACAGTTTGTTCTGTCCAAGTATCTGCTGCAACTATTTGGTCTGTCCATTTTAACCCACCAATAGAACTAAAACTAGAGATTGCTGCAAGCGTAGCAGTACCATGATCTATTTGTGTACCAACTGAAGTAAAACCAGAAGTTGCTGCGACAGTTGCAATTCCGCCATGTATCTTACGACCTATAGAGCTAAATGCAGAAACACCAGCAATCGTTGCACTACCAACATCAATTTGTGTACCTACAGAACTGAAGCCAGATGTAGCTTGAATAGTTGCTGTACCTAAATCTAATTGTGTACCTATAGAACTAAAGCCACTTGTACCTGCAATAGTACCTGCACCAAGTTTGATGATAACGCCAGATGCACTAACACCGCTAACGCCAGCTATTGTGGCTTCAGCTTGGTGTGCTAAGTCGTTATATTTGGATCTACTGTAGTAACCCTGATTATAGCCGATACTGGCCATGATGTTACGCCAGTGTTATATCAAGATCTCCAGCATTAAATCTAAAAACATCACCACTACTTACGACCTTTGAAGCATCTAAAGTAGAGTAAGCTAATAAATTACCGCTTGAAGAAGCATCTAAAATACCAACAGCAACAACAGTTCCATAATTGGCTGTAGCTGTAGGATATTCAATAGCTGCTGAATTTGTTGCAGTTGTAGGGTTTGTACCAGAAACAGTAAATGCTCCTGTTTGTCTAGCGTAAGCTCCGCCAGAAACTTCTGTACCACCACCAGTATCAGATGGTGCAACAGTATATAAAGCTACATATAAAGTACCTGGTGCTGAATAAGCATTACCACCAAATACATGGTCTAAAACTTTATCTTCTAAATAATCACTAAATCCTGACATATCTTACCTCAACTCTTAAAATGATAAGTTGTTTTGTGTGCCTTGCCATAAGTTCTTCTTCTTGGTATTAAAGAGCCTTTGCCAAATTCAGCACGTTCTTGTTCCATTCTCATTTCCTCTAGTGCTTTTTCAAACAACTGAGAAAACATACTTACACGCTCATCTTCCATTAAGTAGATCGAAGCGTGTTTTAGACAGCCATATAAATAAACATCTGGGTGTCCTGTCGATAGAAAGTTAGTAGTGTTTGTGCTACTCAACGCTGCTATCGAAGCGTAATAGGTTAATTGTAATGTATAACTTGTGTCAGGTGTAGGTGCTAATTCTAAAGTTTTATCAACAATAGAGAAAAAGACTGGTTGTCCAGAAGTATTATCGTTAGCTTTTCTATAAACATCTAAAGATTCTATGGATTGTTGTAATAAAGGTGTGAAATCACCAGAGGTAATTTCTATGTTTATAGCTTCTAACCAGTCAGTAGGTAAAGATAAATATTGACTATCGGCAGTAGCAGTTGCTCTAACTACCATATCTTTGGTTCTTAATCTTCTGTTAAGTTCACCTTCAGTAGCATCAATAAAAAAATCCAATTTAGAAGTTAAATCACTTCTATTTAGAAAATCTGCTATCTGTGTTTTTAAATCATCGTACGTCATAATTTACCTTGCCAAGTTCTGAAAAGTTTATTGTTGGGATCATTCAACCATTTTTTCCATTTGGCTTTATCATTCGCCCAACCTTCTCGTATAGCTTTTTGATATATTACCATAGGTACTTCTGCAACATGGCGTAATTCTTTACCTGGTTTTATTTCTTTTAAGTCTTTAACGTGCTTCAAAATTGGAGCTACGTTTTGTTTGGTGTGATAAACAAACTTGTCATCTTCTGTAGCGAACTCGCTAACAAAGTTTGTTCTGGTGTCTATTACTGTTCTTCTTGCCATCTTAAAAAAGAGGGGTGATTACTCACCCCCCTTAATTATACTTATGATGTAGATAAGTCGTATACAGCTCCATGAGCAGCTTCGTTGCTCACTTCTAAACCGAATTCAACCACTAACATTTTAGTTTCAGCATCACCAATAGTTGAGATGTCAATAGTTTCAAAATCTCTAAGATAAGAAACTTTTGCGTACTCAGGATCTAATAGTAAGGCAGTTCTAGCTCTACTTCTGTTTGAAGGAACTACTTGTAGTTCTCCAAAATCACCAGAGTAGATAGATACAGATGCTTCAATAGTATTTGCATCTACAAACTGTCTAGCTGAACTTCTACCAGTAAAACCAGATACAACTGATTTCACGTGAGGGCCAACAACTAGCAATGAAGGCTCACCACCATTAGTGAAACAAGCCTGTTGCACAGTCTTAACAAGAGCTTCAGTAATAGCTCTTTGCGTTCCATTAGTAGTAGCTGCACCACTTCCGCCATAAACACCATTAGTACCAATAGACTTATTAGTAGTGATCCAAGTTTCTAGACCACCTGTTTGTCTAACAGTAGTAGCGTTACCAGCGTTTTTAGCATTGTTTTGAGTTAAGGCTTCTTCCATATCTCTTTTCAACGCTTTAGCCATAAGGGCTAATTGGTGTGCCATTTCACTTCTTTTGCCAGCAGCATCAGAAGCATTTTGTGAGCCAGTAACAGTAGCATCTCTGCTGCTGATTTGACACACGTTGCTTACCCTAGAAGTAGCAGTCGAAGCTGCTCTTGAAAGTTCAAAACCTTCTAGTTTCCCAGTTGCACTTGGAGTTGGCAGAGATTCTACTTGCCAATCGAATTGCACGTTTTTTACATTGTTTTTACCAATGGCACTCATTACAGGAGTTGCTGTAGGAGAGATGTTGTAAATAACATCACTTAATTGTTCTCTGTCAGCAGTCGCAGTATAAGTGTCAAAGGCGTTTGTGACTTTAGCCATGTTTATATACTCCTTCTAGCTTTCGCTAGAAATTAAATTAAATTTTCAAATACTTTAGCTGCATCTTGGACTTTGCCAGATTTAGCTAATTTCTGTTTTGACTTTTTCAAAGGAGTTGTTTTCTTAACTTGATTGGCAGTACCAGGTCTAGCTACTCTGGCTGGTGCTTTCTGTGTTGGTTTCTTCTTTGTTGCCTTGATAGTTTTATCATGCAACCAAGAATTTCTTAAACCTAACAAAATGCGATAGTCATAAACTTGATCCATTTCTTGTGGCGTGAATCCTAAAATGTTTATGGCGTAATCCCTAATAGCTATCTTTTCAGAATTAGCTTTTTCGGCATCTTTCCATTCTGGAACTTTTTTCAATAACTCTTGATTACCAAGCTCAACAAATTCTTTAACTTGTTTTTGTTGTTCAGCAAGTTCCTCATCTCTGATTCTTTGCTGTTCAGCTTGAGCTGCATCCAAGCGTTTTTGTTTTTCGTTCCAAACATCTTTTTCACGAACATAAGCAATAGGATCTTCGTCATATATAGCTTTCCAATCTGGTTCTTCACCTAACTCAGCTT